GACCTTCCCAATGATTTCTAAAGTTGGGCTCGGTCTGGTGGCTTACGGTGTATTAGGTTTCATTGCGGCCAACTTTCTTCCTATTGAGAAGAATCCGATGTGGTGGCTGCAAGAATTCGGCGTATTAGCGGGAGGGGCTGGCCTTATGGGCTGGCCCCTTTTGTCTGCCCGGATGCCAACTTTGACCAAAACCGTAGAACACACAGACTCACTTCCCCATATCAGTACGGCCGAACAAGTAGATTTTGAGGCCCTAAACCATCTCTCAGAGCGACTAAAAGAAGCCAAAGATAAAGACGGATTGGACCTATGTAAGCAACTTTCCGACCGTGTTTTTCTTCTCCATCATGGCGAGGTCCCCAGTGCGTAAACTCCTAGCGGTACTGGCTTTATGTGCCCTGCCGGGATGTTTAGTTCCTCTGGACTCGATTAAGATTCCCGCCTCGGCACCTGCTGTCTCGGTCAGTGACCCCGACGGTATTATTCCCAAGGTCAAGGACGCCCTCAAAAATAACTCCAAGGATGATATTCTTCGAGCATACAAAATTATTGATGGATTTACTCTGTATGTGAAGAACTACAATGACCTTCCGACAACTACGGATAAACTCTTTGCAAAATTTGGCCAAGTGGAAGATGGTTACGGTTATAAGACTTCCGTCTCCTCTTTGAACTCCATTATTGAAGCTGACCTAAAAAGTCTAGGACTAGATGACCCTAAACCTCTGGCTGAGGCTAAAAGCAAGATTATTGAACGTTTCACTCTTTACTCTCTAGGACTGGAGCAGGCTTACCAAAGCAAATAGCATTTCTGCGGGTTAAGCCAGTAATGGCAAGACTAGACTGCCCAAGGTTAATAGCCGTCTGAAGGAAACTTACCAACTTGAAGTATGATACGGGTGCCTCCCTAGCCTATATCCTCTGCGTTGGTCAGTGTCGAAGGGATATAAATACAGAGAAATCTGACTTATCGTAAAATTATGTTCGTACCTGTAGTGAATTCTAAAAATCAGCCATTAATGCCTACCATCCCAAGCAGGGCTAGACGTTGGATTAGGTCTGGTAGAGCAACTCCATTTTGGAGAAAAGGAATATTTTGTGTTAGAATGAATGAAGAAGCTGGAGAAGAAAGGCAAGAGATTGTTGTTGGCGTTGACCCCGGAAGTAAACGTGAGGGTTTTACAGTAAAAAGTTGTGCTCACACATATATAAATATTCAAACAGATGCAATATATTGGGTTAAAGCTAGATTAGACTCTAAAAGAGAAGCTAGATTGAATAGACGATTTAGGAATTTGCCGTATCGGAAAAGACGCAGCAATAGAAGAACTAATAAAAGAAAACGAATATTACCATCAATCAAAGCTAGATATGATTGGAAAATACAAATAATAAAGAACTTACAATCTATATTTTGTATCAATAAAATTATCGTAGAAGATATTATTGCAAATATAAAACAAAAAGGTGGAATATTTTCTGTTCTTCAAAATTCCAAGAAATATTTTCATGATTCTTTAAAAAAGCTTGGTGAATTATATTTGATTAGAGGATACGAGACTTATAATCTAAGAATAAAACACGGTTTGAATAAAATTTCTGATAAAATGTCGGAAAAGTTCGAGGCTCACTGCGTTGATTCGTGGGTTATAGCTAATTCCCTTTGTGAAGGACCACTTGATAATAAATCAATTGTTAGAATAGTTAAAATCCAGTTTAATAGACGACAATTACATGTATTTAATCCTATTAAAAATGGAATTAGAAAAACATTCGGTGGAACTATAACATTAGGATTAAAACGAGGAAGTATTATTAAGCATAAAAAATATGGGATTTGCTATATCGGCGGCGCTCATAAGAATCGTATAAGTTTGCATTCTTTAGAAGATGGAAAAAGATTCTGTAGAAGTGCTAAAGTAGATGATTGTCGGTTTATAGCTTATAATAGTATCCGTTCATATGTGTCTAAAAATAAATGAAATCACTGTGCGGCTGGCACAATAATCCACAAGAGGTAAAACGTCTTCTTTCTACTAATCCCCATCGAAACTTTAACGTGGTGGGGGCTGGTCTTGGTGGCTCAGGCAAGGGAAAGGTTGTATTACTTCACCAAGCCGTAGAAAAAGTTCTTGGGCACTATAACGACCGCCATCAGACTATCGGCGACTGCGTGTCTATGGGCTCCGCTGGGGCCGTAGATGTGCTTAAGGCTGTCCAAATGGTCCTCGGTAATATTCCGGGGGATTGGGTGGCCGAAACTTGTACGGAATTTATCTACTGGATTTCCCGCGTAAAGATTGGAAACAATCAACTTCGGGGCCAAGATGGTTCGGTTGGGGCATGGGCCGCTGAGGGATGTAAACAATTTGGTACGATAGTTCGCCTTAAATACGGAAGTATAGACCTAACGGTTTATTCTGGCGATAGGGCAAAACAGTGGGGCGACAATGGTGGGCCGCCCGAACTTATCCCGATTGCCCACGAACATCTTGTCAAGTCTTATTCTCCTATTACAACCTATGCTCAGGCTATTGATGCCTTGGCAAATGGTTATCCAATTACTGTAGCATCAAATCAGGGTTTCGGAGACCAATGGGGCCGACCAATCAGAGATAAGGATGGATTTCTCCTTCCAACTCTAAATTGGGGCCACCAAATGTTTGTCCATGGGTTTGATGATAGTTATCATCGGCCCGGTGTTCTCTGCCAAAATTCATGGGGTAATTGGGTTTCTGGCCCAACCCGCCATGGTCAGCCCGAGGGTTCTTTTTGGATTGATGCCGACGTTTTTGAAAAGAGAATGCTTTCTGCTAATGATTCCTTTGCTTATAGCAACTTTGATGGTTATCCTCCACAGAAAATTGACTTCTCAAACCTCATCAGGATTTAGATATGACCGTGAAATATCTCGCGGTTTTTCTCTCGATAGTGTTTTTGTGCGGTTGTATAGTCGGTCCAAATTTTTCAGACCTTGACCATGCCGGAAACGAAGGTATGGTTTGCTTTCCTATGGCTGGGGCTGGGGACGTTATTCCGCCTCCTCCCGATAATTCGTCAGGAAGTGTGGGGGCTATAATGGCAAAGGAAGAGAAGAAGGAATGTTTATTTTTTACAGCTAAGTGGTGCGGCCCATGTCAAGTTTTCAAGCGAAATGAAATTCCTCAATTGGAGAAGTGGGGCTGGTCCTACGACAAAAAGGACAAAAACCATAATATTCAGCCCGTAGATTTCGACGAAGAAAAAGATATTGTGGGAAAATATAATATCTCTGAGTTGCCCACCTTTGTTTTAGTTATTGATGGTAAGGAAATTCGGCGAATTGTTGGAACTATGCCCGCAATGGAGTTCGTCCAGTTCTACAATGGAAAAAAGAAGTGAGTTTCCTACCACAAATTAAGGGTGTAAAGCAGTATCTCGATATATTATTTGCGTTTCTTGGGGGAAAATACCCCATCAACGATTTTACTAACCTTTTAAGCCATGGGCCGGTTACAGTTAAACTAACCTTATCCGATTCCAATACTATCCAAGTTGAATTCCTCGACCCTAAACCTCAAGTTGAAGTCAAGAAATTGCTACATATTGAAAGTTCGGTTCTTGGGGCTACTATTAGACGGGACTCAATCACAAGCCATCTCAAGGGTGTTCCCGATGTAACCGTGGATGTGGTAAGCTAGCATGGATGCCCCAGTTTCGACCGCCATTGGTGATGCGCAGGGGTGGATTGCGGTTGGGGCGGCAGAGCACAACAAAGACCCTCGGTTTGCCTATTATGCGAACGCTGTCACCCCATTAATGGTTGAATGGGCCAAACAACAGCCCAAAAAAGGTGGCCTCCACGATAATCTTCAGAGGAATAAGAGGGCTCAGTATAAAGCTTGTCGGGCCTACGTTAAGGCTCACTACAAACCAACCCCAATTAGTGTTGGCTCTGATGGAAAGGTAGTTGAGGCTAAGGGTGGGCTAATTCTCACTCTAATCCTTTTTACTATCTTTGAAGCCGCATTGAGTTGGGCCGTACAAAAGTATCTTGATTATCTCTGGAATAACCGTCACGCTTGTATGACTCTAACAGACTCAGAATAATGAAGAAAAAATTTAGGCACATTCGACGTAACTCCTTGTGGACATTTATTTTATGGGTATTTCGTGTCCGACCAAAACCTCCTCACAATCTAAAAGTAAAAACAATAAGGAAGAATAATGCAGACTGCAACAGTTAAGCTTGCTTGGACACCATCAGTTTCAGCTAATGTGGTAAGTCAGACCCTCTCAGTTAAGATTGGCGGGGCCGACCCGGTTTTTACCACTCTACATCCTGATGCGACCGAATGCAATCCTTTTGATGTGCCCTGCGGCGTTCCGGTTCACTGCGAGGTCTATGCAAGCAATGGTGCCCTTCCGGGTCTGCCCGTCGCACTAGATTTCACTGTGGCCGAAGTGACTTCGCCAGAACCTCCTACTGGACTTAGCTTTAGCGTTTTAGGATATAAGACAGTTGCCCCGGCTCCCGTTAGCTAACATACCCGCTGAACCTCTCCTCGATTCTAGATAGAGTGACGTTCATAATGGGCGGGTTTACAATTCAGAACGAGAACAAAATCTTGGGGCTTGCAGCCAGCTATGATTCCAAACGCTAGACAACGTAGGATTTTGGGTCATCATCTATTGTGTAGTAATTACACTACCGACCCGATTATATGTAAAGTTTGTATCAGTCTGTGGAATATTTCTCCACTTCCCGATGATATCGACCGACTAAGAAAAATTTACAAACTTCCCGAAGCATTTTTTGAGGCTATAGATGACTGAACTTATTCCCAGCGTTGAACTTGATTTTGAAATCGCTAAGGCTGTTGGTCTTGAACCACTTGGGATATATACTGGGTGGGCTCCCGAGGGTAGTTTTAGTTGGGCCGAGGGCGAATTAGCTGACCAAACTAGAGTGGTTCTGCACTATTCCAAGCTATGGCCTGAATGGGATTGTAAGCTTATTCACGATGGGTATGATGTAGACAAACTTTTCCATCCAGATACATACGACAGATTCCATAGAGAATTCTTTGCTAAATTTGGGCACTATACGCATTGCTGTGCCCCTGCCCCTGAATATTCCATTGACCTAAATGCGGCCCTCGAAGCGGCCCAGAAGGTAGGATTATTTCTTCCTGAAGATGTCACAAATTTGATTAGAACAAAATATGGGTGGATGGTTCGCGGAACGCAATTATATCCAGCAGACCAAGAGACAGCAGCTTTAGCTATTTGTGCAGCCGTTATAGAAAAGGTAAAAGATGAAGCTCAATAAAGAATACATTGAAATGGCCGACGGGGGCCTATGGATTACCTGTCGGGACCGCTCAGTAGCCATCTACAATCTATCGAATCAAGGGCCAGTTATCGGTCTATATGGTCGGGAAAAGAGTTTCTGCCAGTTTGCGGTCTCCCTAAACGAAAAGGATGAGGCCATAATTCAGCTAAATTACCATGGCGAACCCAAGTTTATCTCACTGACCGACCTATACGAAATGGTCGAGTTTCACAAACAAAATAAGTGTGGATTTGTCCGTGAAGACTAATTTGCTAAAAGTGCCCGTAAATCTAATCGGAGGTCCATTACCCCTAAAGGGTAGGGTCTCTACTGAGATTGAAGTATGGGACAACTCGCTATACACAATTTGGCCCCTCGACATTTTAGTACAGAACTTTGACGATTTCCGCCCCTATGCTCGCTATCTGTTTTGGCTACCGGGGCAGTATATCTGGTCTAATTTTACTGACCGCTTGACCGTGATGAACCGAATCAGAGTTGATAAAGACGTGGAAGGACTTCTACCCGAGGAATTACGTGCAAGAACTTAATGTAAGTGAATCTTTTCTCTATACCCATTTTGATAAGGACCTAGCTAAGAAATATTGTAAGAATAGCTGTAAGTGGTGTCGCGGCAAGGGCTGGACCGAATGGGACCATCCCCAAAAGCTTATTCCTCCACGAGTGTGCTACTGCCAATGTGTAGCCAAAAACGTTCTCCAGATTATCGATTTCTGTAATGAGCATCTTCCCCACCAAAAAGTAGAAGAGAGTGAGAGTGAGCGAGTTCTGGAAGTCCAGCTTTGACCCCAAGGCTTGGCTCTACTCGAAATTCCCCGAAGAACTTTATCCTTGCCCAGCGGACCTCCTTGAAGAGTATAATGAGCGAATTTTGGCGGGATTGAAGATTATGGGCCAGTCTGAGGTAAGCATCTGCGGTCTGGCTAGAAATTTGGCCCACATTCTTCCTCTGAATATCTACCGAATAGAACATATTGCCTCCCTATTTGCCTTTGCGAAAATTTACGTATACGAAAATGATTCCACAGATGATACAGTAGAAATTTTGGCGGATTGGGCTAGACGTAACCCACAAGTTAAATTCCAGTCGGAGACAATCGGCTATGCCCCTCTCATTCAAAATCGTTCGCAATACCGAACAGAGAGGATGGCGGCGGCCCGAAACAAATTGCTTAACTTGGCAAAAGAAGATAGGACACACTACGTCCTTTTAATCGATTTAGACCTCACTGGTTTTCTTTCTCCCGAAGGATTATGCAGTGCGGTCTTTTTTATTGACAGATATAAAGCAGATATGATTGGGGCAAATTCAATTATTATGCAGCCTGTTGAGGGTGGATTTACTCAACTATACTACGACTCGTGGGCCTATCGGGAATGGGATTTGGGTCCGCATTCGGACTACGAGATAAATCAGAAAAGATTCTTCCGTGGTCAGGACCCCATCAAGTTGCACAGTTGTTTCGGTGGGGCCGGTCTATATAGGTGGGAAAGTCTAATGGATTTGGAATACGAAGGATGGGATTGCGAACACGTATGTATTCATAAAAAGATGAGAGACCTAGGCCGCATAGGCATATATTTGGACCCGTCATTTATAACGTTGTATAATCCGTATAGGTTCGAAAATGTCTGAGTGATGTGAATTCTTACTGGCAATGGATGCAATATGGAAGTGCAAAAGTGTACTCGATGACGGACCAAGAAATATGTATAATGTTAGACGAAATTTTAATAGAAGTTGACGAATCAGTAGCAGAAGAAAAGAATTATTATGGGAAAATGAAACAGTTTGTTGAAATCGTAAAGAAACACCTAAGGGGCAAATTAGCCCTATCTGCAACAAAGGAATAAGAGATGTCATTTTCAGCAAATGCGGTCGGAACTAACAAAGCAGTCATTAAGTCCACAATTGCCAGCGAAATTAACAGTGGTAGTGGTAATGTGGATACAACGGACCTTATTAACTATATCGATGCCCAGATTGATGCGGTTCATGTCCGATTAAACGGAATTATAGTTGTGCAGGTAAGCGGCAGTTTTGATAGTACGGGCGGAAGTGCGACAATTAATATCAGTTCAAACTAAGGTAAAACAATGCCATTAACAAAGTGTAGTTCAGATGGTCATCCGGGCTGGCGTTGGGGAACGCAAGGTGCTTGTTATATTTTCAAAGCTGGCGACCATGCTTCCGAAAAGGCCGCCAAGAAGAAGGCCCTGAAGCAAGCTGTGGCCGAAAGCTATAACGGAGGAGAATCTCTATCCTTTAAGGACCGTGGGATTATTGCGGTGGATTTGGCCGATGCTAAGGCCCAACTAGAACAGATTGAGCGAGAGGAAGCCGAGGCCGCCAAGATGGCCCCTCCCCAAAAGGAAGACCGCTCGGAGCCCGCCGTCCAAAGAGTTCCGGCACAAGGGTATGAAAGTGTGGACTCTGAAGAATTGGTAAGTGACGATTGCCAAACGAATTTGATGCAAGACAGAGTGTCTGAAAATCAGGACTATGTTCCGAGCGACAGTGAATAACTCTAGAGGGACTCATGAAAAATTGTATTTGTTCTGGCTACGAACTTCTACATTTTGGTTGTCGGTGCGGAGATTCGAATTTGAAGTCAAAGGTTGAAGTCATTATAGATATGGCGATGAAATATGCCAAACAAGGAAGGTCTGATATTTTTCTACGACTTGTTGATGTCTATGAGGAAAATAAGGGCGGCATCGCAGAACAATCGCTTATAGACCAAATTGGTAAAAAATTGGGGAAAAGTGGTACATTTAAGGAAAGAATTTCTACCTTTTTGCAAAACGTTGCCGATATGAACTATGAGAGATTCGCAATTATTCGAGAAAATGGTGTAGTAGTATTTGCTGCATATAATTCAGACGAAGACTACAAGGTGCTATGATAGAGGCCCAACTTCTCCGCGATGAGCTAACCAAGGATGGGTGGCCCGCTTGGCTTCTCTTTATAGGGTATAGCCGAGATGAGTTATGCGTGGTTTATAAGAATAAGAAGGCCAAAATACCCGCAGAGTTCATGGGGCTCCCTATTAGGAAGATTTATCAGAGTGGTAGGGAATTAGACGAAGAGAGGAAGAAACTTGATATTTAATCCCTATTTTGGAGGTTAGTTATGGTATTCAACTGTGCTGGTTTTATCACTATTTCCGGGGGCCGACCTATTCGGTATGGCCTTCGAGGAGTGCGGTTTTTGCGTTGTGCGGGGACCTGAGTTGCTCCTTGGGGGCGATATAAGAAACTGGCACGCTATAAGGGGGAAATTTGATGGAGTCATAGGAGGGCCGCCCTGTCAGACCTTTTCGGATGCCGTAATCGGCCACGAACCCAGTCATGGTAATTTAATTCCAGAGTTCGAACGCATAGTTGAGGAAGCTGCCCCGCTATGGTTTGTGATGGAAAATGTTGCCGCCGCACCCGCTCCTAGAGGGGCAATCTGGTCAGAAGTAATTGATGCGTGGGAATGTGGGTCCAGTCAGCATAGGAATAGAAGATTCTCCTCTAATTTGACCTTAGATGTAAAACGAATACCCCTAGAAGAACGGCATCCCGACCCATGGCCCACTGTTTTAGCTACTGAGTTCAAATACTCAAAGAATAGTAAAGACAGGAGGAGGGCAGGAAGAAAAGTTGGTAGAAAAATGACCATGGAAGAAGTCAACTTAGCTATGGGACTTCCCGAAGACTTTGCGACACCAGCACTTACAATGCAAATGTCCTATAGGGTGAGGGGAAATGGTGTACCCCTTGAACTAGGACGGGCTATCGCAGAGGCAGTTAAATGGAATGGACAGATTACTTCTTAGGTGTGGCCTTCCTCGTTTCGCAAAGGTCTAAGGATGCCCAGACTAAGCATGGTTGTGTCCTAGTAGATAGATATAACAGAGTGGTAGGATGTGGATATAACTCATTTGCTAGAGGGATGCCCGATAAGGACTTGCCCAACACCCGTCCATTGAAATATCCCTTAATGCTTCATGCTGAGAAAAACGCCATTCTAAACTGCACGGTAGACCTAAGAAATGCTGGGGCAACCGCTTACGTTACCGGGATGCCCTGCTTTAGCTGTGCTTATGATTTATGGCAGGCTGGCGTTGAAAGAATTGTCTATGCGGCCCGCTCAGATTGGTCTTGGCATGCGACTTCCGACGAGGAGATAAATTTTGATATCCTAAAGAAGAACCTACAGGTTATCCCACACGCACCTAACCTATCGTTTTTAAGCAATGTAGTAGAAATAGCCCAACAGAACAATTGGATTCAACCATGCCCGTAATAGTCAGCACTCATTTCGGCCGCCCCCATTATGTTAAGCAGTCTATCAAGTCACTGGAAAAGTGCGAGGGAATAGGTAGATATACTTACGTCGCCTGCCTAGACCGCAACGACCCCGAGATTATCTCCATTATCCAGAGAAGTTCTCTTAAAACAGTTATCTGTATAAATGGAAAGACTTTAGGAGTTGACCTAAACACTAAACAAGCCTTAAAGATGGGCTTCGAGTTGGACGATTTTGTTATCTTGGTTGAGGGAGATGTTGTCCTTGGGCGAGATGCTCTGAACTATTATGAGTGGTGCCGCCAGAAATATCAAAGCGATAAAGATATCTTCACGGTGACGGCCTATTCTTCCCTCTTTCATGATGGTCTAGATAAAGAAATTCTCGCCCCTAATGGGGTCCGTCTAGTCAAACGCCGCCCCTACTTTTCCGGAGTAACTTTCGGAATTTGGCGTGACCGCTGGGATGAAGTTAAGGATAAGTGGATTGATGGGCTTCATCCTTCTTCTAGAAAACCTATGCCCGGAATGGGCTGGGATTGGAGAATGAGAGAGTTCAGGGGAAACCGCCAAGAGATTTTCCCACTTGCATCTCGGGCTAATCACATTGGTCTAACTGGGGGTCTAAATGAAGGATTTGACCAAACTAATAATATTCTCCTAGACGAAAAGTGGTATTACGAAAATACTTACGTCAAACACTGGGCCGAAAACGAATCTCAAGTCGAATTCACAGAATGATTCATAATTCATTTAATCAATACTATAAGGAAGATGCGGCAATCTTGACTAAGAGTGCCAACCTCTTCGATAACGAGATTCTTCTATATTGCCCACAGGAATGTCGAGACTTTTTAGAAAGTTTTGGCCTCAAATTTCACTGGAGAGAATGCCCATATATAAAATCAAGCACAAAAGTTGAAATAGTAAACGCTGACATGAACTCTCCCTTCTATAAGCAAAAATATGGTAATTTCGAAACAACAGTGAGAGATTTTGGGTCAGCTACATATGTCGGTGCCGACATTATATTTGTGGACCATTGTGAACTTGACTTTCCGATGTATGATGTTGCTCTCACACCACACCATATTAGTTATGACAAAGAACACTATTTCGGCCGCTATAATGCCGATTTTATATGGACAAGCACCCCAAAACTCTTTGAATGGCTCCGACAAAACATGCACAGGAGCACCTACTCAGAACAACATCCATTCACATTCGCCCGAGAGGCGTTTATTGTAAAAGAGTTGGATATGGGTTATAATATGGGCTGGTACAGATTTTCGCCCGACCATAATTCATTCGAAGTCCTAAACAAGAGGATGACCGCTTTTTCTAGTACAGACGAGGGAATTTTCTTCGGAAATGAAAAGGTTAAGTTTTTCCATACCCATCTAATCAACCGAGGAGAGCACGACTTTTGCAATTGGTTTAGCGCTCTGGTGAAACATTTGTTAAGCGAAGGAAATTCAAAACTAAAAGAGTTGGGCCAGTTCATTAAAGACTTATGATAACATTCTATCTGGTGCCCCGACCATTTATTAGTGACTGGGCCAAAATCCAAGAAAATACTATTGAGAACATACTCTCCTTTAAGGGAGTCCGGGTTATAATCTTGGGAGATGACCCATCAGTAGAGCGGGCCGCCCACAAATTTAATCTAAACTATTACCGGATAGGGACTTACAATGGGGCTCACCTATGCAATGAGGCCCTAATAGTCGCCCGCACGGTCTGTCAAGATAGATTTCTGGCTCGCTTTAGTTCGGACTGCCTACTTCCCAAAGAGTTCCAAGATGTTATATACTGGCTGTCGGACAAAAGGGATATGATGCTGTCCTGTAAGCGATTTGACATGACGGCCGACTCAATTTACCCAGATAAGGTAATGGGAAAGTTTGCGGTGAGAGATGCTGTTGACCTCCATATTTTCGATGGGGATTTTACGGATATGCCCCCGCTTAGGATGGGTTGGGGCGGTGATGATGGGTGGCTCTGTCAGAGGGGCCGAGAGAGAACAAGATATATTGAGATTGATATGACCATTTATCATCAAGACCATTCTCGTAACTTCCTTAGATTAGAGGGGCATCCTATCTATGAGATAAATAAGTTTTACGTTTTGAAAGAAGGGGCGGGAACTTTGGATGATGCAAAATTCATTCTAAGTGGCGGCGTTCTACGTGAGAAAAATCTACCAGAACAAACATAATAACTGTTTATCGGCGTGTGTGGCCAGTTTTCTGCATGAGGATATTGATGAGGTCCCAATCTTTGTTGAGACCGACGATTGGGTTCGGGCCATGGAGTCCTATCTCGAACAGAAGGGTTACTCGGCCAAACCTATCAATTATGCCCCAAGCGGGTATTCTATTATGATTGTCAAGGTGCCTGCTCGTGGTAAATCTCATGCGGTTATAGCTAAAGATGGAAGAATTTGGCATGACCCGGCTACCAAAGGTAAAAAGGTCAGTGAATATTTTGATGGATATAGGATTGACTATTACATAACGATACAAAAGTGGTACTAATCTCAGTCGGCGATGGCCTATTTAAAAGGAACGGAAGATGAAGTACAATGTGGACGAAGTAGTAAAGCGTTGGACCGAGGCCCTGCGAAGTGGCGAATACGAACAGGGGGAAATGGCTCTGTGTGACAATGGAAAATATTGCTGTCTTGGGGTTTTATGTGATTTATATAAAGACGAATTCAAATTAAACCTACAGACATATGGAACAGAAACAGAATTTGATGGACATTCTTGTTCTTTACCGGATGTAATGCAAGAGGCTTTTGGTATGACTGACCTAGGAAGATATAAAACAGAGAATGGATTAGAAGCATTGGCGGCCGACAATGACTGTGGGAAGACCTTCGCCGAGATTTCGGATATTATCGAACAGAATAAAGAGTCAATTTTCCAAAAAATAACACAAAAGGAAGAGTTGGGAGAATAGATGATGTTGACCGAACCACAGAAGAAATGGCTGGCGGCCCTCCGAAGTGGAGAGTTTCAGCAATGTCAAGGACAGTTAAGTAAAGACGGGGGCTATTGCTGTCTTGGGGTAGCCTGCGAGATTTTCCGCGAGGAATTGAGCCTTGAGAAACATGAACTCACATCACGTAATGGATATAGTTACAATGAAAGTTATCAATATTTACCGGAAAAAGTAAGAGAATATTTAGCGTTGAATACTATTCAGGGATTTTTTCGGAAAAAAGACGGAAAATGTGAATATCTGTCCAATTTAAATGATAATGGGAAGACTTTCAAGGAAATCGCAGACATTATTGAGGAAAACGCGGACCAAATTTTTGTTTAGGACCTAAAGGAGACTCAGAGTGAATGACCAAACGAAGGAAATTATTGCAGGAGAATACATGAATAATATAGAAATCGAAATCTTCAATATCGCCAAGACTCAGGTTGATAAGGAAGAGGTTCGCCGCTGGCTTGATTATCTAAATGTGAGTGACGAATGGCAATTCCCGCCAGAGGAGGTTGTCAGCAATCCCGCTCTAAATATCGCCCTGGCGGCCAAACGCTGCTATATGAGTTTTGAGGCGGGGCTTAATCCAAATGTAACCAAAGTCCGCAGCGATTTCATAGAATATTTCGATAATGTCTTAAAGAGCGGCCACGGAAGTATTACGGAGCACTCTGTCTTCTCTTTCGCTATCGAGGGAGTTTCCCGAGTTTTCACGGCTGAAATGAACCGGCATAGGGCTGGATGGGCTATTTCCGAGGGGTCACTCCGATTTATCCGTTTTGATAAGAAGATTCCATGGTGGTTGCCCCTATCTCTTCGTGAAGATGAAAATGACGATGCAGACCTGAAAGAGCGAAAGCAACGGTCTCGCGAAATCTTCGATAAGGCATTCAAACACCAAGAAGAATGTTATGGAGAACTTCTCAAGGTCTGGGATATGGAGTCTACTGACAAGAATTTCTCCTACAAGAAGAAAGTGACTTCCTGCCTACGTAGAATCGTTGGGATGGGAGTTGCAACTGGCGGCGTCTGGACTGGTAATATCCGAGCATTGCGACACGTTATGACTATGCGTGCTGCTGAGGCAGCAGAAGAAGAAATTTGCCATGTATTCTCTCGTATAGCTAAAAAGATGAGAGATACTGAACCGTTGCTTTTCGGTGATTTTATTGAGGAAAATGGATTCTGGCGACCTAAATATGTAAAAGTGTAAGAATAAATGGCAAGGGAGTTCGATAAGACTTCTTTGATAGGTAAGCGGTTTGGAAAGTTGCTGGTGATTGATTATTCTCATTATAAAATACAACAAAGTAGTGGACGAAAAATTACATTTTGGTTATGCGAATGTGATTGTGGGAATAAAACTACAGTTCGAAGAATTGGTTTGACATCTAGAAATACTAGAAGTTGTGGGTGCTTAAAAAATGAGCCGAGAGAACTTGATGATTCTATTATCGGCAAAAAATATGGATTATTAACTGTAATAGAATTTGCTGGATATGGAGTGAGTTCAAAGAATAAAAGATATACACTTTGGAAGTGTGGATGTGATTGTGGTGGAGAAAAAATAACGAGTAGAAATGCCTTAGTTAACGGAGGAACCAAAAGTTGTGGTTGTTTAGAAATACAAAGAAATCTTTTCTTAAAAGGTAAAGGCATACAGTCAAATATTCTGCCACCGGGAGAGGCTTCTTTTAATGGTTATTATGCTAATTATATTGAAAGAGCTAAGAAATTAAAAATCGAATTCAATTTGTCGAAAGAAGATTTTAAAAATCTTATTTATCAAAACTGTCATTATTGTGGTAATCCACCAAATAGACCATATCCACCCTTAGGAAAAAAGAAGCCGTATAATGGCTATATTTATATTAATGGTATAGATAGAGTGGATTCAAATAAAGAAATTGGATATATTTTATCAAATTGTGTTCCATGCTGCGAAATTTGTAATAAAGCCAAAAGAGACCTTCCGCCAGAAGAGTTTCAAGACTGGATAAATCGTCTAATCAAATTCCAAACAGAAAAATTAGAATCATCTGATATTCAATTGGCTGCTAAGGTCAACCATGAAATATAATAGATAAATGAGCGTTAAGGAACTGCAAAAATATACCTTCGCCAGTCGTTATCCACGATGGCTTTTAGATAAAAACAGGAGAGAGACTTGGGCCGAGGCCGTAGACCGCGTAAAAGGAATGATGCTCCAGAAATATACGAGCATTGAGGAAGAAATTGAATTAGCTTATAGCTATATGCATTCGCAAAAGGTCTTGGGGTCGCAACGAGCATTACAGTTCGGGGGCGACCCTATTTTTAAACATAATGCGAGAAGTTACAATTGCTGTGCGAGCTATATTGACCGTCTGCGATTCTTCCAAGAGTGTATGTATCTTTTGATGTGTGGGTGTGGTACAGGCTTTTCGGTACAGCGACACCATATAGATAAATTACCCTCACTTACAAAACAACGTCAAGGTAAAGTCCAACTCCCCAAAAAGACATTCGTTATTCCTGATTCTATCGAAGGCTGGTCGGATGCTATTGGCGTCCTTATGTCTTCATATTTCGAAGAACCAATCTTTGAGGAATATTATAACTGTGAGGTAGAATTTGACCCATCGCTAATTCGGCCACGAGGAGCGTTTTTGTCTAGTTGTGCAGGAAAGGCCCCCGGCCCCGAACCTCTAATGAATTCTATCAAGAAGATTAGAGAACTATTATCCGGTGTGGGCCAGAAGTTGAAACCGATTGAGGCTTACGATATAGTAATGCACCAATCTGATGCGGTCCTTGCGGGAGGTGTCCGTCGAAGTGCTACAATCTGCCAATTCTCCTTTGATGATGAGGAGATGTACAACGCCAAGATTGGGGACTGGTATTATAAAAATCCACAACGAGGCCGCTCAAATAATTCCGCAATTCTATTAAGAGATAGAACAACTAGAGAAGATTTTGTTAAGTTAATTAATTCTACTAGACAATTTGGTGAACCTGCATTTATATGGGCAGATGACACAGAACAAATTTTTAATCCTTGTGTGGAGGCTCAATTCTATGGATATAATCACTTAGGTAAATCCGGTTGGCAATTCTGTAATCTCTGTAGTATAAACGGAAAGAAGGCCAAATCTAAAGATATATTTATTGAGCTAGCAGAGCAAGCCGCCGTTATTGGTACTCTGCAAGCTGGATTTACAAGTTTTCCTTATCTTGGTAGTGTTTCAGAAGATATCACTAAAAGAGAAGCTTTATTAGGCATATCTATTACTGGGATGATGGAGAACCCGGAGGTTATTCTCAATGAGGAAAATCAGCGAGAGGCTGCTCAAGCAATCAAAAAGAAGAATGAAGAGATTGCAGAGAAAATCGGAATTAATCCGTCGGCCCGTCTAACCAATATTAAGCCTGAGGGGTCAACTTCATGTGTCCTTGGTACTTCTAGTGGGATTCATCCACATCATGCTCGCCGATATTTTCGGTCAGTTCAGGCGAACACAACTGAACCAATCTATCTACACTTTAAGAAGATTAACCCAATTGCATGCGAAAAGAGTTTGTGGTCTAATAATGATAGCGATGACGTTGTGACCTTTTGCGTTGAGGTAGAGAAGGGGGCAAAACTTAAGAATGACCTTCCAGCTATTGAATTACTCAAACTAGTCAAACTCACTCAGGAAAACTGGGTCAAAGCGGGCACAGTTGTCGAGAGGTGTGTAAAGCCATATCTTAGACATAATGTCTCTAATACAATTCAGGTTCGGCCCGACGAATGGGAAGAAGTGATTGATTTCATCTATGAGAACAGAGAGTCTTTCGCTGGAGTATCACTTTTAGCTTCTTCTGGGGATAAAGATTTTGTTCAGGCACCATTCTGCACCGTATACACCCCGAAAGAAATTATTGAGCAATATGGAGATGCTTCTTTGTTCGCTTCGGGAGTAATCGAGTCAGCCCTGAACGCTTTTGATAACTTATGGGTAGCTTGTGATGCGGCTCTAGGGCTTCTCAAGGTGAAACTAAAAATCCAGAAAGATTGGATTACCCAAGCCGAAAAGTTCGCAATTCGTTATTTTGAGGGCGATATCAAAAAGATGACATATTGCTTAAAGGATGTCCACAATTGGAAACGATGGTGTGACCTTAAGCGAGAGTTCAAAGAAGTAGACTATACCGAATGTATTGAAACCGAAGATAATGTGGTGCCCGAGCAAGTTCTAAGCTGTGCTGGTGGAAAGTGCGACCTATGAACTGGATTTCCGTAAAAGACCAACTCCCAATTCTAAAACCAAGAAACTCTCCCGAATACCCAGAACCTAATTTACTCGTGACCGACGGAAAAAGAATTGATTTAGCATATTATAACGAACACGGTTTTAATGAGGTTGGTAATGCTATTTGGGGTCGAATTCTTGAAGGCCCCATAACCCACTGGCTACCTATACCGGAACTACCATGCTAAAACCAAACGTAAAAATCATGCTTGAGATTCCCGCTTTTATGCTGGAGCACGCCAAGGAAAAGACAATTGAGCTAGTGTGCGAGTGTATTAAGAAAGAGCTTGAAGGAACTAATTTGGAGGCTACAAAGACCAATGACCGATTTGATGTATTAAGAGAAATGTGCGGAGCAGGCAGAGAACATGCAATCGCTCCATAATGAACGTTTCTGGTTAAATACTCAACTTAGGTCCCTCCCAGTGAAAACTGGGGATATATTTTTCCGCCTTGGGCACGAAACCTATTGTGGACTCCCGTTTTCCCAACTCGTTGCCGCCGCCACTCAATCTAAGTATAGCCATGCTTCCGTAGCCTTGGTGGATAGAGATGAAATCTGGCTGGCCGAGGTCAACCTAACCGGAACTTCCCAAATTCGCTTCGTAGATTGGGCCGACTTCTGCTATGGGGACTTTGAGGTTTGGAGGCCGACTTATGATTTTGACCATGTGCCTGCCCTAGACTTGGCCTTCCGTGAGTTCGTCAATTTGGACGAAGACTATGACCTCAAATTTGACTATAAATCCACCCGCAGGGTCTACTGTACGAAGTCGGTTGAGGTAATCTGGGAACTGGCCGACCTTCCTCCTCTTTGCAAACCTATGCTGGCTAAGGACGTTATGGCTTGGTGGGCTTATCAGTTACTCCGATTAGGGGACCCTATAGCTAGACTAGCGGGAGCCTCTATTCCTTTGTGGGAGCCCTTGTGGTTTGTTGGGAATGAAAAGATGGGCCTAATGTCTAGTCCGAACCTGACGAGGGTCTATTCTAGTGATAATCCGCCGATGATATTCAAAAGCGAAATTGAAAGACCAGAATGAGCGAAAGAACTCTTTACCGACTCATAGGAGTTATTCAGTTGTTTAAATATGCTGTGTGGGCCTTTGCCCTATTTGGACTGGGAATGTTTCTCTTTTTGGTTTACTGCTTTCTGTTAATGGCTATTTGTGGCTGAACTCAATCGCCGTTCAGGCTACTTCCAAATTTATAAAGAAGGATATATGGACCTACCATCAGTGACCCCCGAAGACCCCACTTGGCATGAGAAAATGACCTCTTTCCTGAATGATTGGGTTCAGAAGGGAAAAGACAAGGCGGCCGACCTAGCAGGCAAGGCCCATGAGGCGATTAAGAATTATACCACCCTTCGTGTGAGGCGACTCACAGATACTGCGAAGTTGCCCACAAAAACCAGAGATGGTTGGGATATTTATATAGATTCAATCATTTTCAGCGGAAAAACTTTTGACAATGTTAAAGTGCGGTCGTCTTTCGATAAAAATGATATTCCGCCGCATACGTTATTCAAAATTAAGTGCGGACTAAAAGTTGATTGTCCAACTAACTACAATGCTTATATAAATCATTTGACAGATGATGGTGTATTGGTTAGTCTAAATACAACCGAAGATGAATTAGTGTTGGATTGTATCATGCTATCCAATCAGACTGATATTGAGTTAAATAGAGGAGATAAGATTGCAGTTCTCGAACTAAAACCAATGACCGACTTTCCGTTAGTAGAAGAATGTTCTTAGAAGACGTATCAGGACTAACAAGATGGTCCAATAAGAGAGTTTTATGTGAATGTGACGCAAAGATTTCCGAAAAGTGCTTTGGAAATAAATTAGGAATGTATTGTGATTTTATAACTAATATAGAAAATAATGGCAAGTATATTTGCTTGTACTGCTCTAGAAAAATAAGTAGTTCACGAGAAAACAATACTGCTACCAAACACTATATAGATGATAATTATTTCTCGAATATTGATTCAGAAGAAAAGGCGTATATATTAGGATGGATTGCTAGTGACGGTGCGATTCATAAAAAGGGCTGGAGCATCTTGGTCCATAAAAAAGACTGGAGAATTTTGTATTTTATTAAGGATGCTATTTGTCCAAGCTTAAAAATTTATAAATATAAGCAATATATTAGGCTTAATGTCTATTCATCAAAGATGTCGCTGGATTTATGTTCTTTACTAAAAATCGGATTTAGCAAAAAATCCCACATAGTTCAGATGCCAGAATTGGAAAGTAATGAATTGTTGTGGTGTTTCCTGCGAGGTTATTTTGATGGAGATGGGTCTGTAAATTCACCATCAAAGAGTTACAAATATCCAGCATGTAATATAACTAGTAATTCAAAAACTATATTAGAACAGATTTCAAAGTTTTCACAAATACCTAATTGTATTTCCGGGAGTCAAATTGTATTTAGTGGTAATAATGCATTAGATTTTCTGTCTAAATTATATGATAATGCGAACGTTTGTTTACATAGGAAAAGAGATAGATATCTAGATTGGTGCTATTGGATACCTTCATTGCAAGGATATTATGGACATGAGGGGTTGTTTTCTTGGTCGAAAACTGATACAGAAGCGATACCTCCATTTAAGTTTCGAGCTTCTGATGCGGGCTTCGACTTAACTCTTATTAGAGAAGTTAAACGAACTGGAAATGTTATATTATATGGAACTGGTCTTAAAATACAGCCCGAATATGGATGGTGGTTCGAATTAGTCCCTCGGTCTTCCATTATCAAAACGGGTTATATTATGGCAAATAGTGTCGGGATAATTGATAGAACGTATTGTGGGGAAATTTTGGTTCCACTGCTAAAATTCGACCGGAATGCACCCGATTTACAATTGCCGTGTCGGATAGTACAAATCATACCAAGAATTGCGGTGCATTGTCAAATCAAAGAGGTGGAAAATTTCGAACTAACAGAACGAGACGATAAGGGATTTGGTTCTAGTGGTTAATAGAGGAAAGATATGATTATTTATAAAGTGGGGAATTTACTTGACGCCGAAGAACATATAATCGCACACGGAGTTAATGCTAGTGGTGGATATGCCAGTGGCGTAGCAAGACAAATTGCTATCAAATATCCTAAAGCAAAACAGGAATATTTACATAAATTTCGAACTGAGGGTTGGGTTTTAGGAGATATCCAAGCAGTAATATGTGATGGTAGAATAGTTGTAAATTGCTGTACACAGCAGAATTATGGTAGAGAGTTAACGATATATTGTGATTATAATGCGATTCAACAATGTGTCGAAAAGTTATTATTAGCATGTAAAAAGAATGGGTTAAGTTTGGCAATACCTAAAATTGGTGCTGGATTGGCTAATGGATGTTGGATTCATATTTCTGAAGATATTGAACGACTATCCGAAAAATACGGAATTGATGTGAATGTCTATATCCTCAGTGAAAATGACCACAAAGAGTAAAAAGACCAAAACTCAACCGGCCTGCACCCCGGTCTTCCGTCCAGTTAAACCTCTAACAGAGAATCAACATAGATTAATTGAGGCGATAGAAGACAATACTATTACTTTTGCCGTGGGCAAACCCGGAACGGGGAAATCAGTTATTTCGGTTGGAAAAGCCGTAGAAGCCCTCATGACCCACGAGGTTGACAAAATTATTCTAACCCGGCCCATTATTGAGGCGGGCGAGTCCATGGGATTCCTTCCCGGTTCATTTCAGGAAAAGATTCATCCATATCTTATTCCTCTGTTCGATGCTCTGGAACTATTCATTACGCCCACCCAGATTAAAGAACTTCGCGGGCTGAACAAGATTGATATTGTCCCACTCAATTATATGAGGGGGAGAAGTCTTAGAAATTCATTCGTTATTTTCGATGAAATGCAGAATGCCACCTATCCTCAGTTAACCATGGCACTAACCCGGCTGGCCTCGGGGTCTAAATTTGTCCTAAATGGGGACCTCAAGCAGTCTGACCTTCATAGTAAAATGCAAGGAGGTTTGCGTAGGTGTATTGAGGGACTCGGTAATATAGAAGACATTGACATTGTTGAGTTGACGGATGAAGACATTGTGCGGCACCCGCTGGTAAGTGCAATAGTCGATGCTCTAGAACTTTAATGCCAATTTATGAATATCGTTGCGAAAACTGCCGTGAAGAGTTTGAGGTATTCCAACACTATAACGACCCCGCAAAAAAGAAGTGCCCCGAATGTAAAAAAATGAAGCTTGAGAGACTTATCTCTGAGCCCTTGCATGTCAGCGTTAAAAATGACCCCAAAACCTTAGGCCATCTAGCTCATCGTAACCGCGAAGAAATGTCTACGTGGGAATACGAAGCAAAAATGGAAAAGCTTAAGCCAGAGCAACCGGCCCTACCATCAGGAATGAAGAGGGGCCAGCTACAGAAAAAGGAAGCCTTCTGGCGAAACGGCCCACCCAAGAAGTCGTTGGCAACAGCAACACCTAAACAAATTAAGGATTACGTAGAGAAAGGACAAGTGCCGTGAGTGACCCCTATGCTCCCCACATGATAGTTGCCCTTATTACTTATGAGATTCATCAGAAACTTGAAAGCGGCGAGGCTTCCGGTAAAGTAGTGGGCACCGGAAAAAAGGTGGTTAAGGTGGAAGGATTCAATCTGGAGGACTGTCAGCAAAAATTCACACGGTTTCTAGAGAGTGCAAATGGCTAAGTTCGTTTCGGAAGAAAAAGAGGGCCGGATGCTTGAGCCCAAAGAATATAAGCATCATCCTCTATCTTGTTCGGCCTGCGGGGAACCTATCTGTGATGTTGTAGAAATGGACCCCGTTGAATTTCCCGTGTTCTTTCGGGGAAAGTGCCCCTGTGGAGATTATTCCTATATTGAAGAGGTTAATGGCCAGCCCTTCCTGCACCCTGCGGAGGGTCGCCTATTTGAGAACTTTATCGATGAGGAGATTGATGGAAAGCCAGTTCATACTATCGTAACACGGAAAGCTATCTAATGCGAGATGATGTAGAAGAGTTTTTGTCGCCCGAATCTATCCCAACGGTGACGGAATATGATGTTCACGGAATGCCCACCACCCATGCCGAATCGGCGGTAGCTAAGATTTCCGAACTTGATGGGATTAAGACGTTTTACCTAAAGCATAATGGGGACGGACTTTATGACCCCTGTTCTATGTTTGCTTCTGGTAGTGGTAGTCTTGGTGCTAAACGAAACGGAATAGAAGTGTGGCGATACCGCAAGGTCGATGAGGAGGCTTATGGAATGTACTGCCAATTCCTCAAGACTAAGAGTGCTAGCTATCTTCAAAAGGCCCAGCGAATTATTCAGACGGAGAATATTTAGTGAAACGCGGACGAATGAGTAATGCCGACAAGCAGAAAATGGTAGACCTATCCCGACAAGGCAAAACTAACGCCCAAATTGCTAAAAAGCTGGACCGCAGTGAGGAGTTCATTGCGAAGAATCTTGCCCCATCAGTTGTCCCAGCCCCAGAACCGACCCCAGAAGCCCCTAAGCCCCCCACCGTGGGCGATATTGTACTCTCTCCCAACCGGACCAAGGGAGTCGTAGTAATGAGTGAGGCAGCATCACAAATTGCCGATTCGGTGCCGAAGGGCGGAATGAATCCAAGGTTTACAGATTGTATCACTAAGGCCCAACGATAATTCAGAAAAGGACATAAGATGAAAAGACTAACTAATCAGGAAATTTTCACCAGAGTCAAGCGACACCTTCTCAAGCAAAAATGCCAAGCTAAGGCATTAGGCGGCTGTCGATATCGCACGTCCGACGACTTAAAATGTGCTGTTGGCTGTCTAATCCCGAAGAAACTATATAAGACAGAGATTGAAGGTTTGGTCATTGGTGATTGGTCAACTACTCATGGGGAAACTGACGAAGAAAATATTGAACTTGGCCAAAAAGAAAATCTACTCTTTAAGATTCTTCGTAAGATTGGCATTACTAAGCAGAATCATCGTCTTCTTGCGGTACTTCAATGCGTCCATGATGAGTCCGACCCTAATTCGTGGGCAGACCGATTAAAAGAAGTTGCCAAAGATTTCCGTCTCAAATTTTAAGTCTCAATAGCCGACGGGCTAGGAAAGGATATTATGGGTAAGCTGAATCAGATTACAAGCATTTTGAGTATGGGCTCCTGTGCGGCATTCATGTATGCGGGCGGGACTAATCCGAACAGGTTGAGAATTGTCAACGGGTTAGATGATGGGTGTTTCTACGATATTGAGGATAATCACCCAAAAAGTTTCAAAGAAGAACGAATTTCCAATGTGTTTGCGGCCGACCCCGCTCTCCTTGAGTTGTTTGAGATGGCCCGAAAGGGGTCTAACTTCCTTGCGGCGGCCCTAGAACACTACAATAAAACCCATAAAGAATTGGTGGTAGAAAATGGGTATCTTAAGGTCGCAACACGACTTTATGCAAAATCCAATGTCTTGAAAGGTATTGACCTATCCATTGAGGATAAACGACTAGACTTATGGTGTGAGGGGGACGTTTTGGTTGCCCAAAATTGGGTTGACTATGATAATCCAGTAGAAACAAAAGTTAGAGATATTTCCACATTGATAAACATTTTGCAGGAGTTTGCCGATGGTTGAAATCTGTACGGAACTAGACTCATTTGTTCGGGACCGTCAGAATCCTCCTCGGGTACAGCCCTATTGGCGGGCCACCCTTTCAGATGGGGACCGAACTTTTTACTCTTATCAGGATGATGGCAGGTTTGGCCCCGAAGATGTAGCTTGGCGGCGATTGTCCAAGTATTGCGAAGAGAACAACTGCGAAGTTGTAGATTTGTGGGTTATCTTTAGGGACCATGCCGAACAGGTCAAAGCGGTCGAACCCGAAGGATTCTACTTTAGGCAGGGAGTCGGAGCCGACCCAAATCAGGGCGAAACCGAGCGATTTTATGTTCTGGGAGTCCTAGAGTTTGGGCGGGTTCTGTGTTATTGGTATAAGGTCCCCGAATTGGTGGTGAAAATGGAAGATGAAAAGTCTATAGAGGAAGCCGGGGAAGGATTAATTCGTGGCCGCAGCCGAATCGGACAGCAGTAAATACCAGAGCAAATATTGTGATGGGTTTATAACGGCCGCTCAATATATCACCGAGAGAATTTGCGAGCGGATTGCCTTCAAAGACAAAAAGACATTGCCCCGATATTTTTGGAAGGACAAAGAATGGTTTAAAAAGTTCCGCCTCCAGATAAAGTTTGCCAATCAACTTCTTGCAGAATACCCGGCAGACTGCATTATCAAAGCCTTGCGTTCCCCGAAAGCCTCCAAGATTTACTCCTTGGGGGCTAAATTTATCTTAGTGCCACTAATTGAGGCAGAGGTAAACAAGCCAAAGTCAGTTATTGAGGAAACTCCCGTGGTAGACCTCAGTAATATTCCGAAGGTAGAGGTGCCAAAAAAGAAATCTAAACTCTCTCTACTTAAGGACTTAGATGGCCAAGAAGAAGGATGAAGAGCCCGAAAAGGTTCAGACCGATATTGACTATTATGAAAAGGTGGGGGCACTGCTTAAAAAGCGGGCAGGCCGTGATGTTATTTTTGGCTCCGAGGAAATTGCCGACCGCCCTAAACTTATTATCCCTGTGAGTCCATCCCTTGATTTATCCCTAGGTGGGGGAATTCTGAGTGGGTCTATGACCATTATCTCGGGGCCGCCCAAACTAGGAAAAACTACAACTGCCCTACAAATATGCAGGAATGCCCAAAAACTAGGCAAGTTCTGTTATTATATCAATGCGGAGCACCGGCTTAGAGAAAGAGACCTAAAGGGTATCGCCGGGCTGGATATGAGCCGCCTCAAGGTTATCCAGAGTGAAGAGGGGGCAATCCTATCTGCGGTGGACCTACTAGAAATGAGCCGCGATATCATCAAGACTCACCCGCACTGTGTTCTAGTAATGGATAGCTTCTCCGCACTTTCCACCGATGAAGACCTAAATGATGGTCTGGACAAGCAAACCCGAGGCGGCAACGGAAAACTTCTCTCCAAGTTCTTTGCGGCCGTTTCTAACATTTATCCCGTAAATGACATTACTCTAATTGGAATCCTACATGTTATGGCAAATGTGACCGGCTATGGTGCTCCCACTACCGAGAAGGGCGGCTTTGCCGTAAAGTATTATGGGGATACGAAGTTACGAGGCAAAAAGACTGAGGATTGGAAGGTGGCCGAACGGCAGATTGGTCAGTTAGTCCACTGGGATATTGACTTTTCTTCTCTATCCGGTCCCGGCACGGCAGTTTCACGGTTGCGTTACGGAAAAGGATTGTGTCGGGAGACCGAGATTCTAGCCCTAGGTGTAGATGTGGGCTTAATTGAAAAGACCGAAAAGGGAGGTTATTATACATTTCCGGGGGGTGAGAAAGCCCATGGAGAAGCCCAAGCTTATGAATTCCTTTGTGAACACCCGGAAGTTACCGACGAATTGGAACAGCAAGTTAAGGGAATGCTAGTGTGAACCTGTTGAACTCCGACGGCGAAGAATATTCCATTAGGGTCGCCGAATATACCTGCAAAAAGATGGGGGGCAAGTCCTCTCTGCATTTGGCCGCCTATGAGGTTCTCCACGAATTGTTCCCATTTGAAAATATCCTTCAGGAGATTCCCGCTCGGTGTGGAGATAAACTCTTATATCTTGACCTGTTGGTGCCCACAAAAAAGCTTGGGGTGGAGTGCCATGGTCGCCAACATTACGAATTTAACTCCCACTTTCACAAAAATATATTTGAGTTCTATAAGGCCGTTCGGCGAGATAAGATGAAAGCAGAATGGGCCGAGGTAAACGGAATTGACCTTATTACAATCAGGTTCGATGAGGACCCACGAGAAAGGATTACGGCATATGTCGAAGGTGTTAACGAAGTGCTTGATTGACCTTGATGGGGTGCTAGCAGATTTTACCGCAGGAGCTTCAGAAGCCCACGGTCGCCCCAACCCCTATCTAGATAAGAACTTATACGGAAATTACTATATTGAAAAGATTTGGGGAATAACACAAGAAGAATTTTGGAAGCCGATGGATGAAGATTTTTGGTATATGCTGGACGTTATGGACAAGGCGAAGGAATTGGTAGATTTCCTAGATGTTGAGTTCGATGGTAACATTTGTATTTTGAGTTCCCCATCTAAAAATCGGGGCTGTATTGATGGGAAGTTGGCGTGGATTAAGCAACATTTTCCCCAGCTAGAACGAAAATTCCTGTTCGGCCCACAAAAACATTTCTGTTCTTCTCCTAATACTCTTCTTGTTGATGATTATGATTATAATGTGGAAAACTTCCGAAAGTTCGGCGGCCATGCTTATTTAGTGCCCCGCCCATGGAATTCGGCCCACTCAGAAGAATTTGACCTTGACGATTTGATGGAATACATCGATGACATTAATTATAGTCTAGCTCATCCGAGTAAAGAATGCAAGTAAGTGAGCAACTAGAAAAGCTAGATGAGATTCTTGCCGAATATGAAGTCTTGCGGGGCCTCCAACCATGGAAAAATACGGATATAACTCGCTATGTGGAAATGACTTCCGACGAATTGAGGGGGCTCTCCCGAGAGGAGTTAGCTCTTGGTATTTGTGCCCTCGCTCAGTTTTCTCTAGCGTTGCAGAGAGAATTAAACAAGGAAAAAACCCGATATGATTGGGCTCAGGGGCGGATTGATGTCATTTACTGGCGAGATTGTGAAAAGTATAGGAAGGACTTCCAAACTAAGGAAGAGCGAAAGGGCCAAATTATTGTGCAGAATGATGTGCTGACGAAGTTACATCAGATTACCTGCGAGGCCCAAAACAGAATGAACAGGTTGAATGAGATTCCCGAAAAGATTGATGCCCTAAGGAAAGCACTAGAAAATCTATCTTTCGCGAAAAAAGAATGACCGCACTAGAACTAATCGAAGAGGGACTTATCAATCAAGATTGGTCCTATATTCGCAAAGCAAGACAACTATTAAAAACCGGAAAATCTCCCGACTCAGAACTAAAGGAAGAACAAAAGCTAGCAAAAGAATGGATGGATAAACACCAATACAAACCTTCTAAAAAGAAAATTGTTTTACTTGAAGAAAAACCAGAAGAACAAAAGGAAGCTCAGGTAAGGCCGAAAAAGAAGGCGGCCAAAAAGGCTCCTAAGGCCACAAAAAAGACCGCAAAGAAGGCGGGGCGTCCCAAGAAAACCCCCTTGGTTGACGCCGACCCAGACAATGACGATGTAGATATTGAAATTGCCCCACTTGAGGGAGCCATTATTGTTGAGGAATTGCCCGAAGACCATGAGCCTGTGGCTTCTCGCCCTAGACCGTTTGAGCCCCGAAAGGGAGATAATAGATTTCGGGATGATGGTTCACTATTTAGTCAGGATGCCGAATTTGATAAACGAGTATGGGCAGGTAAAAAACCGGAGCCCAGAACTCGCCCCAAGGCAAAGATGGTTAAGGCCAAATGTCACTCCTGTGGTAAAACCGTGGAAGTAAGCCAAGCCCTAGCCCCCAGACGAATTGGGGAAGAAACCGCGTTCTTTAAGTGCGACCGATGTATCGGAGGTAGGTAGTGATACGAGACATTGCGGCCGAACGTGCAGTTTTGGCAGGTGTCTTTAAATATAAGAATGAGGCATTTTGCGATATTGAGCCCATTACTAAGACTCATTCCTTTACGGATGGGGTTAATCAGGTCCTCTGGAAAGTTTTGGAGAAAGTCTATGAGGCCGACGCTAGTACAGAATTAGATTTGCCCCTTATCTTATCTACAGCTAACGAGTTAGGTTGTTCTGAGGTAATCAACAAACCCTCCGAAATTGCCTATGTGCAAAGCCTGTTTCAAACTCCGATTGAACGCAAAAACGTTCTTCGGATGGCGGTCAAACTCTCGAAATATCAAATTGCCCGCCAAGGAACTATTGTAGCCCAAACAATTACGGAAAATTTGCAAAAAATCCGGGGAGATGAATCTTTTGACCAAATTATCTCTAGTATTGAGGGGCCGGTCTATGATTTTGTGGGTAATCTAAGCACAGACAAAAAAGACAAGACCGTTCTCCTTCGTGATGGTCTAAGTGATTGGCTAGACGAGATTGAAGCCACTCCAGTAGAACAAATAGGTATATCAACCGGGTTTAGATTGTACGACAAGGTAATCGGAGGCGGATTAGGCAGAGGAGGCGTGTTTGTAATTGGTGCTCGCCCAAAAATTGGTAAATCTACGCTCGTTGATAATGTCGCCCTTCATATTTCTAGTAAATTAAACCTGCCCGTCCTAAACCTCGATACAGAAATGACCCAAAAGAAGCATTGGTATAGGGTTCTTGCCAATATGACTTCTATCGATATGAACTTAATTAAGACAGGCCAATATTCACTTAAAGAAGAAGAAAGGTTGAAAGTCAGAAAAGCCGCCAAACTCTTAGAAGAAGTTCCTTATTCATACCATTGTGTGGCCGGAATGGACTTTGATGAGATTATTTCGATTGCTCGCCGGTGGGCCGTTCGGGATGTAGGTATTGGGGAAAATGGAGAGCGGCGAGATTGTGTACTGATTCTAGACTATATTAAGATGATGACCCAGAGCAAAGATGTAAGAGAATTCGAAGCTTTGGGCTATCAATTGATGAAACTACATGACTTTTGCGTAAAATATGACCTTCCGTGCTTAACTTTTGTTCAGTTAAATCGGGAAGGCATGGACGAAGAAACTACGGCGGTTATCTCTGGGTCTGACCGTATTTCGTTCTATTGCGATAGCTTTTCTATCTTTAAGCGTAAAACTCCAGAGGAAATTGCTGAGGATGGCAAGGCTAAGGGAAATCGTAAATTGGTTCCCATTATTGCCCGCGATGGTGAGGAGGTCGATTGGGGAGCCTACATTAACTACCGATTGACTGGTGAATATGGGCGGCTGGAAGAATTGTCGGCCCAAAAAGAAGATGTGCCCGAGGATGAAATAGAGAGTTGTCCCTTTTAGGAATAAATATGTCAGACAAGCGATGGACCCCAGATGTGGGCCGATTTTTAACTCGGTATAATCAGTTAGACCTATATTTCTGGGAAGGAGATGGGTATTCGGCCACAGTTACGGTAGACCCCAAAGGAAAGATGAGTTGGTTGGTTTGCGATAATGGAGAAGAACCTGAGGACCCCAATGATGAAATCAATCAGCTTATAAAGCCTCATATGGAGGCCCGCAGATTAGCTCGCAAGAATGGATGGCTAAGTGAATGAGTATTTCGGCAAAGTAAATGTTCTTACTGACTTTGCTCTACAAAGAATAGAGGAAATTGTTGACCTTTTGGGCCTAGACCTATATTTTGCGAGCAATAAACTGTGTGGAGTTTGTCCCATACATGAGGGGGCCGACAATCCCAACGCCTTTGTAATGAACCTAGATGGGGAAATTCCGGGGCTCTGGCGGTGCCACACACATAATTGTCAGGTCTCCTATGGCCGAAACTTCATGAGTTTCATCAAGGCCGTCCTATGCAAAAGGGAAGACAGGGCTGTTAAATTTGGGGAGGCCGTTAAGTTCATAGAGAGTTTTTTGGGGCAGTCCTGCCAAGATATCAAGGTCAACGTAGACCAATTAGAGCGGGCCAGATTCGCCAATACGATTGAACGCATAGCGGACAAAAAAGAAAAAGAGAGAGTTCTGCCCACCCGAGAGCAAATTCGTCAAGTTTTGACCATCCCAGCCCAATACTATCTTGAGCGTGGGTTTTCCGCTAAGGTCCTAGATGATTATGATGTGGGCTTCTACCATGTTAAAAATAGAGCCCTATCAAATCGAATAGTGTTCCCAATCTATGATGAGACAAATACTTACGTTATTGGCGGCGTAGGAAGAGTTCCCCACGAAAACTGGGAAGAGTTCAACTGCCCAAAGTGGAAGAATTCAGACAATCTAGACCGAGATTCCATCCTATATAACTATTGGAAAGCCCACCCAATTATCAAAAACACAGGAGTGGCCGTCTTAGTCGAAGGTCAGGGCGATTGTTTAAAACTGGTCGAGGGCGGGGTAAATAATGCTGTCGGGATGTTCGGAACAGCTTTTACAGCTAACCAACAATCTCTTCTCACTAAGGCTGGATGTTTCTCCTTAATCATAATCCCTGATAACGATACTGCCGGTGAAGACTCAACCAAAATCATTAGAGAACAAGTATCTCGCTATTTCAATGTCTACGAGTTCGGAGTCACAGCTAAAGATGTGGGCGAAATGGATTCGGCCCGGATAAGAAAAGAAATTTTACCCTTTGTAGAAGAAGTGGAAAGAAATGTATTCTGACTGTCATTTGACCTTTAGGGAAATCTTGATTAATCTAATCTTCCTATTTATAGCCATAGATTTAATCCTTCTAGGAGCACAATGACTCAAATTATCGGTATTTCGGGGCGAAAGCAGGCCGGAAAAGATACCACAGCAAATACAATCGTCGGCATGCGTATGCATCAGCTTGAATTGATTAATGAGTTCCATATTGGGGAGGATGGGCGACTTCGAGTTCCATCTCAACAAGAAGAGGGAGTTGTCCTAGGTATTTTCGATATCGACCGCCGCGACCCTGAGTTTTTGGGCTGGTGCTGGGAAAAGCTGTTTCCCTATGTTAAGGTTTATTCCTTTGCGGGTCCCCTAAAGGATTTCTGTATTCGCGTTCTGGGGTGCCCCGAGGAAAACGTCTACGGCCCTAATGAGAAAAAAGACGAATTGTCTAACCTCTTGTGGGAAAATACTCCTAAGGAAATCTTCAATAGGTGGAAGAAGGATAAAAGAACTGAACCCCGAATGACCTATCGGGAGGTTATGCAAACTGTTGGGGAAATCTTTAGAGGGTTGGACCCGGATTGTTGGGCTAAGGCCACTATTCGACAAATTCAGGCAGAACAACCCCTTCTGGCTCTAATTAGGGATACTCGCTACCCCAATGAAGTTAAGATTGTAAAAGATAATGGGGGCCAAGTCTGGCGGCTCACCCGAACTCCTTTTCCAGAGGATTCTCACTCTTCGGAAATCGCACTAGATAAGGAGAATTTTGATTGGTCACAATTCGACCGCATCATTGATAATGCCGAAATGCCCCTACAAGAGCAAGTTGAAACGATTGTGAACACGGTGGCCGAACTAGACCAAAAACAAGAGGTAGCGGAGGTATGATGTGTATGCTGCTGCCCTTCTCGCTTTTCGAAATGACCACGTTTATTGTACGATAGTTTCAATTGATACAGAAGACGAAACCCGAGCTAAGATATTGGCAATGCAGGAGTTACTACGAAGGTGTCCACGAGAAGAATGGACTGGGCACAAAGCACAACTCTTACAAATCCGCCGCAAGCCTATTGCTTTCTCAGAAAATTAAAGGAAAAACAACGATTGTACCTCCCGATGTTTGTCAATCACCCAGAATGGGTCCGAAAATTACTCTCCAAGGAGTTAAGTAGGATTGAACGAAAGACTAGACTGCCCAAGGTTAATAGCCGTTAGAAGGAAACTAGCCAACTGACCGTGGAAGGTTAAAGTACGTTACGGATGCCCACCTAGTCTGTATC